TACATAAGGATCAGAAGGGCTGATCACTACGCTGTTGACGATAGGCGTTGCTGGTGGGAATGAGAATACTGACCAGAGTGAGTTATCGACTAGCGCTGCTGCAATAGTTGCGCGAAGGGTTGAGATCGCTGCCATGGTTAGCCAACCATGCTGCGCGGATCGAGATATGGAGCGAGCAAGCCACGAACGCGAGCAAGTAAAGTGTTACCCATGCGGTAAGGGCTCGGAGCGTAACCGTCAACTGTAACGCCCCCGCTTGAAGGCGCTTGGCGGCTCTGCCAGATATCTATGGAGATCATAAGGCTTGCTTCTTGAATTGCTGGAATAGTCGAATAATCTGTATAAGTAGATGCGGCTACTGAACCGTAAGGGTTAATTGGGTGTCGGCCTGCATCTGTTAGATGATCGGTTGTAACGGTGATGCTGTACTCACCAACGCCTGTAATTGTCTTGCTGCCGTTGTAGTGTGCGCCGCAGCCTGTGATGTTAACTGTTTGGCCAACATAGAAAACATCTATTACATAATCATTAAAATATAGAGTGCCTACTGTGCCGGTATTAGCGTGAGCCATTACTGGAGTCGTATTAGTCCATAGAAAAGGGATCAACACATTGTCTGCTGCATCGCATACTTCTTGCAGGGTCGCATCAGCGTAGAGTGTGCCAACGCCAAGTGCGCTGCGTAACTCTGCAACTGTTGTGTAAGACATTTAATCCTCTTTCTAAAGACTGGAGGGGTAAAAGGGCATTACCCCTCCAGCGACTTAGTTAACTGCTATTAGGCAGTCATGTTGAAGCGGCGAACGCCCTTGCCAGACTTGCCCACATAAATTGCGAGGTAGCCGTAAAGTGCGATTTCGAGTTCGCCTGTTGTAAGAACGTTAAGGCGAAGTTGTGTCTGTGGAGATTCCCAGCAGTACACAGAACCCGGTGCAACGAGGAATGCTGACTCGTCAACAAGTCCTGATGTTGTGATGTTGTGATCAACGATGAGATCAGTTCCGAGGATGTTGCCGCGTGTTGATGAAGCAACCCCTGCTGCGCCTGATGCGTTCATTGTTGGGCCTTGCGCTGAGTAAAGTGCGCGGCCTGTTGTGTCTGCGTATCCTGAGATAGCAGCCCATTGGTCAGTTGATGCAACCAACTTGTTAGCGAAGTCTCCGCCAGTTCCCTTGTATGCGGCTGCGCCTTCTACAGAGATGAATGACTGAAGTCCTGCTGCTGTTGTAGCAACTGAAGTTGCCTGAGTTCCGTTTGCTGTGAACGCGGCGATAAGTGCCTTGTCTGTTGCTGACTCGTAGGCCTTGCGAAGTTCTGCCATGAGAAGTTCCATGAACGCTGGTGATGAGCGGTCGATGAGTTCCCATGAAACGCGGTTTAGACCGGCGAACTTGTTAACTGTAACTGTGTCGTAAGCAGAAGTCATGCCTGTATCTGTTACAGATGCACCTTCGTTAACATCTGCGACCGCTGGTGCTGTGTCTGCTGATGAAGCGTTTGTGTAAAGGCGTGGAACTGTAAAGGACATGCCTGACTCAACTAGTGCCTGACGAGTAACTGCATCAAACGCTGGTCGGCCTGAGAAGGTGTCTGTGATGAATGAGTTAAGGTGTGTTGGAAGTGTTAGACCTGTGTTTGTTGATGTTGAGTCATCTGCTGCACGAACTGTGCGGCGTGCTTCGTCATCGCCTAGAGCAGACTTGATAGATGCTTCTAGGTATTGTGCTGATGAAATTGGTGCAACGCGCTCTTTTACATAAGCCATTGCTGGAACAGTTGCGCGTGCGGCTTCAACAGCCGTTGCCTCAACTTCTGGTGCTGCTACGGTGTCTGGAGTATTTTCCACGACCGCCTCGCTTTCTGGTTGTGTGTTTGGTTCAGCAGGGAGTTCAATTTCCTCTGCTGCGATCTCTAGAACCTGAGCAGACTTAAAGGCTGGCTCAGTAACTAGAGAAACTTCTTTTAACTTGGCTGCGGTTACTACTGTGTGTCCGCTGCGTGATGGTGCAGATGAGATGATCTCTGCTCCGATGCTAAGACCGCTTACGAGTCCTTCGCTTGCCATTACTAGGGCATCAGTTCCGCCGGTTGAGCGACTTAGTTTGAAAGTTGCATAGATGCCATCTGGTCGAACTGTGGCAGTCATCATGCGGCCAATAGGCTTCTTAACATCATGCTGGCTAAGCAACTTGATCTTAGAAGGGTCATCGATCTCGATAGATCCTGCTTCAAATACGACTCCGCCGAGATTAGTGTTACCGATTTCGCCAGTTCCCATAGGCACGATCTTGCCTGAGATTTCGCGGCGTTCCTCGCTGCATTCAATAGATGATGCTTCGATGTATAGAGTCTCCATTACGAGATCCCCTCACTTCCGTTAGGTGTTAAGTCAGTCATTTCCATCGCTTGTTCAGTTGTGATAAGTCCGAGAGTTAGCAACTTCTCAACTACCTGAAGTTCTACCAACGGATCATTCTTTAAGAATGTATCAAAGACCGCAAAGCGAACTTCGTGGCCAGATGTTGAAATATCATCCATGCTGAGACGCGCCTGAATTGCTTGGATGTAAGGCTCGATGGATAGAGCGTAGAACTGCTTGCGCTCATCCTGAACATTCGCATAGGTCATAGTCGTGTTCTGATCGGCTGATAAGTAATAGGCCGGGACATTCATAGCGCGAGCAATTTCAGTCGATAGGTTCTGAATTGCTTCGTTATACATCATGTCTTTAGGTGAGAACTGTGTGGACTGAAACTCTAAAGTAGAAGTTAGATATGCAGTTGAGTTATTCTGGCGGCTACGCTTCCAAGCAGATAGAAGCCCAGAGACTTCTGCTGGTGGTAGGTCTGCGCCTGTGTTCTTTAAGATACCGCTAGACATTGGAGTTGCTGAGGCTACTGATGCAGCCTTGTTAATATCTATCGCGCTCTGAATAGTGCGACCAGCGCGCTCTAACACGCCTTCGTCTAATCCTTGAATAGTTACAATATCGTTCATGTCGATCGGTTGAATATCAACATAATACTGAGTGATCATTATGCCTTCGAGATCAGTCGTATAAGTTACGCGAGTATTAGCGATCCATTCGAATGCTGATGGTCGGCCATCCTCTGCATAACGCTCTGTAACGCGCAAGTAAGCAACGCCATAGAATAGAAGTGAGTCAACTAGCCAGTTAAGGGTGATGAATGATGGTTGGTTCTTAGATAGTTGTGAGATCCAACGAGGTGCGGCCATAACTTCGCCGGTGCGCTTGTTGTAATACTCTAAAGGTATAGAAGCAACAGTTCCGCAGATAAGGTTGCGGGCTCTGGCTACTGATGGCACAGACATCGCATCTTTGCGAGATACTCGAAGTGCTATTGCATTGTAAAGTGAGGGTAAGTTTTCGCCCATTACCTGTGGCGCTTGTTGCGCTTCTACGATTAGCGGCTTGCGCGAAAAGATACCCATAGGGTGCAATTATACACTAGATGTAGGTCATTCTGTGTAGATAGCCGCTACCTGTTGTGGTTTGTAAAGCATGTGAACAACCATGGCGGTTGCAATAGCGCCAGAGACATCTCCAGCCGATTTTCTTTTAACGATGCGCCAAGCGCTGTCGTTTACTTTAGCCGCGCAGTTATTCATCTGTTGAATCCAGTTGGCCTGACCAGAATGAACCACGCGAAGGTTAACCAAGCCATCGAGCAAATCTCCGCAAGCCTGATAGAACGATGCGCCAGAGATATCCTGCGTCATGCAGCCAGCGTTAGTTAACTTGTCCGCGATCGACTGGGCTGTGTATTTATCGAAGCAGATCTGGCGAGGTCGATAGTTATCTGACCAGCCTTTAATATCGGCTGCTATTTTAAGATCGTCAACTGAGACAGCGCTCTCCCAAGTCTGCAAGATGCCGACTCCGATGCGACCGTCTGGCAATATCTGACCAGCAACGAGAGAAGCATTACGCCTCGAAGGTGAGACATCAAAGCCAAAGACTGTATATCCGCCGGGCGGAATTGTGAGGCTGTTATCGCTTGTATCCTCTAAGATGCCATGCGGCCAAGGTGAACTTAGGGAGTCGATCCATTGGCATAACAACTCTGTGCGAGTATTTTCGATAGGCGAAGTCGCTACTGACTCAGCCAAGGTCTCTTTAGTTACGAGATAACCAAGGGCAGGGTTAGCCATAGCCCATGCTTTAGGATCGTCTATCTTGCAGTACTGAGGCGCTGAGTATTCGTAGTATCCGAAAGTCTTAGGTGGGTTATCGAGCGCTCGTTCTCTTAGTCCGTTTAGAACTACGCTAAAAGCATCTCCAGCATTGGAGGTCAAGAAGGTGTGAGCATTAGGTCTGGCTCTAGTTACTGGCATCGCTGCTCGATAGCCTTCCTCTGACCACTCACGAACTTCATCGAGGAATAGCGCATCTGCTGATCTACCGCGAGCGCCATCTCTGGTCGCTGCGACAACATCTAAGCGCCTGCCGTCTTTCATCTCAATAGACTCAGTACCGTTGGCGTATCTGATCTGCTTAACCAGCGCCATAAGGTTCTCGTTATTTTCAAATACATGGGCTACCTGTCTGAAGGTATCGAGCGCCATCGAGCGGTTAGATGAAGCGATGATGATGTTCTTAGACTCCCACTTTAGAAGGTGAGCAAGGATGAGCATTCGAGTTAGATGGGTCTTTCCATTCTGCCGGGCTACTAGCAGCAGGTTAGTCTTGCGTATCCAGTTGCCCTTCTTGTCCACGCGCAGCATGTCAGTTAGCACAAACTTCTGCCATGGTAATAGCGGCATCTTGATAAGTTCTGATAACTCAATTACATCGTTTATCTTAGAAGCGCCCTTTAAGTAAGGGCTGTGAAGCCTAGGCTCGGTTGCCCCTCGTAGCGCTCGTGATCCTTTGGCTGGCATCAGGACTGATCTGGCTCTGGTTTGGCTGTAAACGGACTGTCTTGGTGGATAACCGACCGTGTTGGAGAGAGGCAGGTTGA